TACTCCCACGAATCAGACCAAGGTGTCCACCATACATCCTTCTTGAATGTACCATCCTGGTTTCTTGCTCTTTTATATCTCTCAAACATTATCTAATTATCCTACCTCTCAACATTGTCTGTGTCTGTATAACATTACCATTTATTTCTTCAAGTTTTTCCATAACATCTTTAGCAACATCTATGTCTGTGCTAGAAGATTCCTCTAAAGGTTTTTCTAATAATTTAGTTATTGTTGTGTACTCTATCGTTACACTTTTTCCTAACAATAATTCTTTTGCCACCTTGTTATATAGCTTTACATACGCTTTGCCTGAGTGTCCTACAAAACCATCATCACTTATATCTAAATCTTGTTGAGTTTCCCCTACAATAAGACAACCTGAGGTATGCTCATCTGTATTTCCAGCGTGTATCAATATGTAAGTAAAGTTAGGTACATCTTGTAAGTGCAACATACCATAATGGTCATTACCATATCTTTTCTTGTATTTGTCGTGGAATCCACCAACTGTTCTAAACTTTATGTCGTATGTTCCTTCAGGTATGCAGGTTTCGTGCATAACTTTTACTGCTTGGTATTGATCCTCTAATGTATAACACTCAAAAACCCCATTTACAAACAACAAACCATTTGTTGCATCAGTACCAAACTGTGTTCTAACAACTTGTAATTTCACCTATACCTCCAAACTTGCAATTACATATATTAATGTGAGTTCCCTTATCATCAATATATGATATGCACATTAAGAACCACCACAGCAACCACTACCACAGCAGTCCATTTAATCTCCTTTTCTAAAACCGATGGTCAATAACCATATACCTAAAGTTATTATAGTCGCTAAACCTGTGATTTGCTGGGCAGAACCAGTTAGTGTAAGTGTTGCAATAACTAAACCAACTAAAGTCCAACTAAGATTTAGTGTTTCTTTAATTATTGTTACTAACCAAGACCATAACTTCTTAATCATTAGCTTCTCCTAAATATAAATGCAGCCATACTAGCTATTCTAGTCAAGATTACAGGAACTACGACCTCCTGTGCTTTTTCTTTCTGATCCTGTGTCATATCATCAGATATGTTTGTTAGATTTATCTCTGTTATATTGTCAAAATCAACTAATACTTCTATTGGATTTTCCAAGAATGCTTCATACTGTACCTCTGTAACAACATCAGCAAGTGTGTAATCCTCTACATCAGCGTTCTCTACTGCTCTCTCTACATATTCTTCTACTGCTTCAGCAACTACTTCATCTGATTTAATCGCCTCTGCAACGATAGCAACATCTTCAGTTTCAACTTGTAGTACATCAGCAACAACCTCAACTTGTTCCTCTGTAAGTTCTTCAACATCTTCTATGGCTTCCTCTACTACTGCCTGTATAACTTCCTGAACTTCCTCTGACACTTCCTCTAAATTTTGTACACCAACATCATTGACTTCTTCAAGAACCTCTATAACTTCCTCTGTTTCTAGTTCCTCTACATACTCCTCAATAACTTCTGCGACTTCTTCTTCAGATAAATCTTCTTCAATAACTACTTCAATAACTTCCTCTACTTCAGCTACCTCAACAGCTATTTCTTCTTCAGTTAGTTCTAAAGGTTTTTCTTCAACATCCTCCTGTATTGGCTCATCCAAAACTTCCTCTGTTCCTTCATCAATCTCAGGTAAAACTTCGGTCTCATCAATAACAATTTCTTTTTCAACTTCTTCCTCCTCTATTTCTATAACAATTATATCTTCAGGTATGTCTAACTCTATGACTTCCTCTAGTATTTCTATCTCTTCAAGAGTTTCTTCTAGTTCTATAATTATATCTACAAATTCTTCAAGTTCTTCTTCAGACAAATCTTCTGCAACAATCAGAGTTTCTTCTAACTCTAATAATATTTCGGCTTCTTTTTCTGCATCAAGTTGTTCTTGAATTAGTTGTTCTTCTTCAGCTCGTATCTCTGCTTCAATAGCTTGTATCTCTTCATCTGTAAGTTCTTCAATCTCATCTGCCTGTTCATTTTCTCCAGGGTCAATATCAAGATCTTTTTCTGTTTCATCCTCTTCTATCTCCTCTTCTTCTGCGACAATAATAGTAACGACATCAGGTATGTCAGAGCAATCACCATTTTGATAACCGAACCAATCTCCACTTTCTATCGCTTCCAAATATTGTTTATACGATAGAGGGTTATCTGGGTGTTCACAACCATTTTCATCCCACGCCAAATATGTTGTAATACCATCCTCAACGACATCCTCTGCTTTGGGTAAGGTTGTGCTAGTTGTTGTCGTACTAGGAGGCGTGTTATTAGGTATATCATACTTATAGTATACATTATCTAGAAGCCACCAATCAGTTATTCCTTCTATAACTATTTCTGTAATAAATGTATCTACACCTTCTGCTACTGCAAATACTTTACTACCTGCTACTGTCATATCAGTATTTACATCTAATGTAAAGTTTTCTGATCCACCATTGTCATAATATATTACACCTGATACGCCACCTTCTTGGTCTATAGCACCATAATTAAAACCAACTTCGTAAGGTTCGTTTGGAAATGCAATAGTAAGATTATCTGAACTACCTCTTATACCTAGTTGGTATCTGTCATTACCAAAGTACTCACCAGCAAAACAATCCATATCCTCAATGCCTATAAGACCTTGTTCATTAAGGTTAAGACATTCAGGATTTTGTGTAGTAGCAGCACTTACAACTGTATCACTAGCTCCATACACAAATGTAATATCTGTATTTATCTCTTGATTATCAAATGTTTCTGTAACAATATTTTCAGTTTCATTGGCAAGTAAAGGTATTGGTATTAGTAAGAGGACAGACAGTAATAAACGAAACATTACATCAAGTTATTTATAAGCACCACCAATGCAGATATGGCTACAAGCCACCCACTTAGTTCTTGTCTTGAAATCTTTTGATTAACTTTTTCGTGTAATTCATCTATTCGTTTGTTAATATCTTGTTGTCCTTCTAATATCAAATTCAACATTTCTTTCTGTGTAAAGCCGTTGCCGTTATAAGATGTCATCTCTATCCCAATCATCTTGCCAGTTCCAAGGATCTGTTTTCTTGTAATAATATGGTTCTTTAGTAGATTTACCTGTTAAAAATTTATACAAATTGCCATAGTTTTCTATAACTAAAACAATCAAAAGTAAATATATAAGTGAATCCATAATACGATTGTATCATAGGATTTTTTATTAAGGTTTAGGGTTGTCTGATTTAACCTTTGCTATATGGTCTTTCCAAGTTGTAGTGCCATTAACATTATCCCAATACTGCATATCTAATTGATCTGGAATAGAAGCATAAGCATTTTTTCTAGCCTCTAGTACTTCTATCTCTGCAATCTTATTTGTAATATCACTATCGCTTGGCTCTGTTTCGTTACCTTCAAAATAAACTACAGATAAATCAGGTTTCACTTGGAACTGTGTTGCACCAAGTTGTGAAATTGCCAATGCCTTTTTACCTACTGCATCCATTATGCACCAATCTCTATTAAATGAATAGCTGAAAAACTTTCGGTATTTCCTGAAAGTTGTTGGTTTGCCCTTACACTAGCTGATGATGATGTATTACCTTTTATTTGAGTTTTATATGTTGTAGCTGAAGTTGTACTTGGACTATCTAAAAATATAACAGTTTTCACAGCAGGACCAAAATCTCCACTATCTTCATTTACCATATAAAAATTTTCATATACTTGTGTCGAATCTCTCATAATATTAATATGCCCTTGCATATCATTATCGCCACTTCTTTGAGCTTGTAAGGTTTGATTAATTACAACTAAAACTTTGCTACTTGTAGCACTTGGTGTGATACTTCCAGATAATCCTGTGTCTGTAAATGAAGTAACTGCCAAAGCTCCTGTATCTGTTGTTGTTGTCGCTGTAACAACTTGTAATACATTACCTATGCCACTAGCTAACTTACTGTCTTTTATTAAAACACCATCAATAGTTACACCATTAGCAGAAGTCTTTTCTGATATTGTATCTACTTTTATTTCACTTGCCATAATTTATCCTTTAGGGTACTTGTCTTTTACTGCTTGTCTTGCTGCTTGTAGATCTGTAAGAGTATCGCCACCATCTAGTAATGCGTGTATGCAATCTTGTAATGATGGATATTCTGCTTGTCTATCTACTTTATATTGATTAGCTACATCTAAAGCATCAAGTCTATCTCTCTCTGTTATAAACTCTGACCAAGTTGGTTTGTCATCACACTTAACATTTGTGTCATAATTATCCTCTGTGATGTCGCCTTTAATCCATACATTAGAA